TAATAAGTGTCTCGTATGGGGTGTCTCACAGGCGAGTGCTGAGGCTGAGGGGATGCGTAATGTTGAGTACCAGTATCTCGACAACTCGAAGACAGGTAAAGCAGGGGAGGCTGACCTCATCATCGGGATCGGTAAACGTAATGATGACCAAGGAAGGGATGGCTTACGGCATCTCTGTATCTCGAAGAATAAACAGAATGGATGGCATGGCACTGTTGATGTGCGGATGGATATGCACAAGGCACAGTACGCCGAAGGGGCACGACCTGCTGAAGAACTACAGACTGAGGAGGCATTCCGATGAAGAAGCAAAAAACTGAAGATTTTATAATTGATGGGATTCGCATTTTTGTTAAAGAAGTTGACCAAATTGAATTCTGGGATGGCGAAATGAATTTTTTTCACACCGCCACTTTTATCGATGTCGAAACTGGCGAAGAGGCTGACTTAACAGACGAACAGTATGAACAGGCAATGTGTCACGAAGTGACTACAATGATGATTGTGGGTCAAGTAATTGACTGGAAGGATAATCACTCATGAACATTCTCACTTTCGACGTAGAAACAACCCACAGGGAAAAACCCAACGGTGGGTTTACACCACTTCCCTATTTTGGTAATCATTTGGTAAGCATTGGATGGAAGGTGTCCAGTGAACCGGTCAAGTATGCGTGTGTCTATCATAATGAACATGACCAAGAACTTGACAAGATCGAAGAGTTTAGACAAGACTTATCTCAAGCGGACGTCATCGTCGGTCACAACATCAAGTTCGACCTGAGTTGGATACGGGAGTGCGGGTTCAAATATGAAGGACATGTTTACGACACGATGGTTGCGGAGTATCTTTTGGCTCGTGCAAGAAAGTGGCCCCTCTCGCTTGAAGCCCTCGCGAAAAGGTATGAGGTTACTGAAAAGAAGAAAGACCTTACGCAGGATTACCTCAAGAGCGGTAAGACATTTGCTGAGATTCCGTGGGAGATCGTAGAAGAATACGGCATTGCGGACGTGCAGGCAACATGGGAGGTGGCTGAGAAACAGGTGAGGGAGAAGTATCAAACAACTTGGGAAGAATTGTATGGCGTTTAAGAAACAATACACTGAGAAAGATATTGAAACTCTGGTACGGATGTGGGGGGATGGTTACACAGCCACTGAGGTTGGTAACGCGATAGGTAAGAGCATGGCGTCAGTCCGCCAGTTTGTCCACCGCAACAGAAAGAAGTACGATCTCGAGGTGAAGGAGGGTGGGAGATATATCCCGCGACAAACCTTTGACAAGCAGTGGCATGGTTCGATACCATGCGGACATTGGATGATTACGAAACGGTGGAGTAAGACATGAGTGATCCTAGACATGCAATGGTTTTTCAATGTGATGAAAGTAAATTCTGGCTAAACATTGTGCCGACAACTGAAACACCTAGTGGTGACGATAGCCCCTTGGCTTCTGAAACATTTGGTCCTTTCACTTCTGTGATAGAGGCACGAGAGTATGCCGATGATAACTTTCAGAATACGGGGTTTGTAATACCCTTATACGTTATGGAGTAAGAGATATGATTAAGTTTGAATACAAACCGCGGGCACCTGATGCTGATTGGGGTATAACTTTTGATCCGCCTGCCGTGGAGAGCCTGAGTATGACATTGGGTGATGATGTCACATGGAATGAGGCAGTCTGTGAGTTCAAAAACTTCCTACGTGCGGCAGGGTATGTAATCCCGTATGACTTTGAGGAGGAGGAGCATGAGCGGGCGATGAGGATGTCAGGTCCGGATAAGTGGTGGCATCAGAGCAACACAGAATCGGAGGAGACAGATCGCCTACGCGAAAAGAAGAAACAAATTTACGAAGACCTTAAAGATGCATAGTATTCCTATGCAAACTCAACAGGAGATAAACCAATGAAAGGCCTAGAAAAAGATGTACTCATCACCGTGAGTGACATGGTAGAGCACGAAGATGGCTCTGCAACATTCAAGATCGATACAACCACCGAAGCGACTCGACTTCTCGTGGAGATGGGGTTAGTATCCCTACTCGAGAAGGCCATTGACAAAGACAATGATGACTATTCTCTCGACCCTTCCCTGAGGAAAGACGAGGAAAATGTGGATGAATAAGAAACCGATGATTGACCGGGGACTACTCGGCGGGGTAACCTTAGAATCTGCCGTTAAGTTGGTGGAGTTCCTGAAGTGTGAAGCTGACATGGACGACGACCTAACGACAGTCGAGTACTACAATGGTATGCTCGAAGGATTAAACGCAAACATGGCTGGGGAGATATGCTCCGAAGCCCTCGAGAAAGAGATCAAAGCCTATGGCATCGAAACTTGTATCCACTTTAAAGCTTTCCCTTCAGATGACAGAAGTCTTATCGAGCTTGGAACGGACAGGGATAAAGATTGACCCCAGTGTCCTCGCTGAGATTGAGAAGGAATACCGGGATGAGATGAACGCCCTCGAGGTCAAGCTACAGCGCATGGCCGAGGCCGCGATGGGGGATACCCCTGTCAACCTCAACAGTGCCGACGACCGCTCGATGTTGTTCTACTCACGCCGAGTGTTGAGCAAGAAACGGTGGGCTTCAATCTTCAACCTCGGGTCAGAGTTACGTGGTGCTACCCGTAAGCCCAAGCAACGTACAAAGATGACAAAAAAATTATTTGGGATGTACGTACGGGATGAGACAGAAGTTCTCCGCAAGACTGTGGCATCACGTTGCACAGCATGTATGGGAGCCGGCCGTAGCAAAGTCGTTAAGAAAGATGGTACGCAGGGTAAAGCGGTACGTATCTGTAAAGCCTGTGAGGGCGATGGAGTTATCTATGCACCTACCCAAGAAGTCGCCGGTTTCAAAATTATCCCGAGGGATGCGTGGGACACAGCGGCCGCAGGATTCAAGACAGACCACGAAACACTTAAAGAACGCCTCGATGAACTTTCTGGTACCGCCCGAGAGTTTGCAGAGTCTTACTCCAGATACAATGCACTTCGCACTTATCTCTCAACTTTTGTTGAAGGACTCAAAAACAACAAAGACAGGGATAACATCGTACACCCCGATTTCATGCAATGTGTCACAGCTACAGGACGGCTCAGTTCTCGTAACCCCAACTTCCAGAATATGCCCCGTGGTTCTACATTCGCTATCCGGAGGGCAATGGTCTCTCGTTTTGAAGGAGGGAAAATCCTCGAAGCTGATTACGGGCAACTCGAGTTTCGAGTCGCAGGATTCCTAGCGAACGACCCGCAGGCGTATCACGACGTGGAGAACAAAACGGATGTACACACTGTCACTGCTGAAATTATCGGATGCTCAAGGCAAGACGCTAAGGCTCATACTTTTAAGCCGTTATACGGGGGAACGACAGGTACTCCTGATCAGCAGAGATACTACCGTACGTTCAAGGACAAATACGCGGGGGTGACAGCGTGGCACGACAAACTACAGAGCGACGCAGTCGAGAAGGGATTTATCACGCTACCGTCAGGACGACAGTACGCATTTCCCGGTACAACGTGGACAGAGTGGGGGACGGCGACCAACCGGACAGCCATCTGTAACTACCCTGTGCAGGGATTCGCAACAGGTGATCTCCTACCCATAGCCTTAGTTTATCTTTCTAAGTCTATGAAAAGTAAGGAACTAAAAAGTGTGATCTGTAACACAGTTCATGATAGTATAGTACTTGACGTATTCCCCGGAGAGGAGGATACTGTAACAACCTTGGTGGTGGAGGCAATGATGTCTTTACCTCAAGAATGTCAGCGGCGATATGGTATAGAATACGACATGCCAGTCTCTGTTGAGTGTAAGATGGGGTCCAACTGGTTGGATACCGAAGTTGTCTACGCAAACTAAGGAGAGCGTAATGGGCGAATTGAACGTAATGGACAATGCCTTTGATGGCATGATGGCGGCAGTAAAGTCAGGAGACCGGGAGGGTCTCATGAAACTGTCAGGGCAGGCGGCTGAGGATACTCCCAAGACGGGACTGTCACGCCTCAATATCAACTACGACACTGAGACGGACGATGGTCAGAGTCTAAAAAAAGGTGCGTGGAAAGTGTACTACGACGGTGAATTTGTGTACGCAGATAGCGTAGAATTCCGTCCGTTAGTACGTACGTATGAGTGGAGTGTATGGGATCAGGAAGAAGGCAAGTTTGCCTCACGTTCTGTTCAGGCACCATCCTTGGACTTCCAATTTCCAGATACCACAGGTGGAAATAAGTGTGGCCGTCTGTCAAAGTCGGAGGAAGATGAATTAGGTGAGAAGCACCCTCGGACACTAGCGTCACGTCTCGCTACATGTAATCAGGTCTTCTACGCGATCATCACGATGACGGGTAAGACGGCAAACGGCACGGAGGTCAAGATTGAAAATTACCCAGTCATGACTTACTTCAAGCGTTCTGGATTCCGCCCTGCGCGTGAAGCGATTGAGCGTCTAGGTAAGAACACTCTCATGAATGAGGTGACGTTCGAGCTCACTACGAAGCGTAACAAGGCGGGTAGTGTGACTTACTTCACTCCTGTGTTTACGCAAAAAGAAACTGCACCGATGGATGATGCGTCAATGGAAACTATGACCATGTTCCTCGAGACAGTGAAGGCGTCCAACGCAAATATCCTCGAGCAACACAAGGAAGCTGTTAAGGCGAAAGCCAAGGATGAGGAAGTTGATTTAGCGGCGGACTTTAACTGATGCTGGCGGAAGTTCAAGTTAAGAACTTCCTTCAAGCGGCAACGAGGGGGGAAGCATCGCTTTCCCCTTCTGTGCTTGAGGAGTTTGCACAGGACTGTCGCGAGGCACTCGAAAAACAATTTGACCGTAACCCGGAATGGCGGATACGTATGAGTGGGTTAGGACGTCCCCTCTGTCAGCAGGTACATGGACGTGATGGTAAAGACGAGGAGATGACGTACAACGCTATCCTACGTTTTTTAATCGGTGATCTTGTGGAGTGTGCCGTGATGGCTATCTTAAAAGGTGCCGGTGTAAAGATTACAGAGGCACAGGGAAGGTGCCAGTTGGACGTTGGTGGAGAGCAGGTACAAGGTACCCTCGATTTGATTATCGACGATCCTGTGGACGGAGAGAAGGTCTGGGACGTAAAGTCAGCTAGCCCGTACTCCTACACACAGAAGTTTGCGAAAGGTTACGACAATCTTAAAGAAGACGACCCCTTCGGTTATCTCATGCAGGGGCACCTGTATGCAGAATCCAAGGGCAAGGACTTCGGCGGGTGGATTGTAGTGGATAAATCTAGTGGTGAAATCCAGTTTGTACAAGCCCCGGACGACCAGACAGACGACCGAGAACATTATCTCATTGAAGCTGGTAAAGTTGTCGAAGCTTTGATGACTAACTTCACGTACAAGAAGCCGCCGATAGAGCCCGTTGATGAAGCTTTTACTTTGCAAGGTGAGAGAATTGTCACCGGAAACAAACTCTTGGCTAAGAACTGTACGTTCTGCGGTTACCGTAAGCACTGCTGGCCGAAGGCTGTACAGCACGAGAAGGTAACCTCTCGGGCAAAGAATAAGCCTGTTGTCTGGTACCACACATTAAAGGTTAAGGAACTATGAAGACTGCGGATATCAAGAAAATAGTTGAGTTACAAGGAAAGATTATCAAACTGAAGGATAGAATTCATAAGGACGTGATTAGACACAATGAGATGGTGATGGATGAGTTACGCCCTATGTTAAACGAGGTGCAGTACAACACTATCTATCAAGTAGGAGACATGCTCTACAAACGAGGCAAAGAGTTCTGCCAGTTGGACTGTGAAGACTACGGTCTCGGTGTTAAGGCGGATGGTCTCGCGACTTTGCGTCGTATTGTAGTGGAGGACAAAGATGCCCCTTCTGATGACACAGAGAGTGGACCGTCAGCTTCTCTACCTGAATGAGGGAGCTTACGCAGTCTACATCGAAGCCGCTGACAAGAGAGGCGGTAACCCGTGGGTTAGATGGGCACGTAACTTTGAGAGGTGCTTGCCGTTGACTATGTGGCAACACTTCGGTCAGCCTTTGAGCCACGAAACGTGGGAGCGCGATGGTAAAAAAGCTACGGACGAATTGGTAAGTATCGCAAATGTCGTACGCCAAGGAAGAGTTGTAGTATTTCCCGGAGATGAGTACTCTCACGCACTTCTGCAAATCGGGAATACAACTCCGAAATTGCATGATAGAATTTCTCAATCGATACAGGGACTTGTTAACTTATGAGTAAACCACAACGTCACAAGTTCCGCTCAGACTACGAGCTCAGTGTTGCAAAATACCTTGCAGAACAAGGAGTTAAGTTTGAGTACGAGTCGCATAAGATCTCGTATCAACCAAAGCCGAGAGTATACACACCGGACTTTTATCTTCCGGAACAAGATATATATGTTGAAGCTAAAGGGTTTTTTAGCCCTGCTGACAGACAGAAGATGCTACTCGTGATTAAGCAGAATATGTTTCTTGACATACGTATGCTGTTCTTGAGAGCATCAAACAAGTTAAACAGGTCTAGTAAGACCACGTATGGATCTTGGTGTGACAAGCAAGGTATACTGTGGGCGGATGGGACAATACCACTGGAGTGGTTGGAGAAGAAAGCATGAGTGACTTAATCGTAGACGAAGAAAAGATTGCCGCCCTCGAGCAAGCCGGCTTACTGAAGGGGCGGTACTACATTGTCTTGGAGCCTTTAGAAGATGAGAATGAAGACGAGGATGGCTTTGCTATCCGTGCATATGCAACTCGAGATACTCAGGTTGAGATTGATGGCGAAAAGACGTTTGACCCAACTTACGTCATCCTTCAAGGATTACTTGGGGCTGTCTACGAAAACTTCGATGACCTCTACGACATGGGACTGGAAAGGGTTACGCTGGAAGCACTCGGTGAAGTCGTCCCAGAAGAAGAGTTAAAGCCGGAACACCGTGACCGTATCAAGAGCATGGAGGGGAATGTCATTACTGCCAAATTTGGGGAACTGCAATGACAGACTGGAAGAATCCTGACCACTACAAGAAGAAAGACTTTGAGGCTATTGAGGTCATCAAGTCTGTACTAACGGAAGAACAATTCACTGGATATTTACTCGGAAACTCGCTAAAATATTTACTACGGGTGAACGACAAAGATACCCCCTTGATGAACGCGGGCAAGGCTGATTGGTACGCGGCCCGCGCAGAAAAAGAACTTTCGGAGAAATAATGGAACATATGTACTGTGGCAAGATTGCCATCGACTACGACCGGGATGAGAACTTTAGCGCACAAGCATTGAAGCTACTCACGGATTACTACATGTTGCCCGACGAGTCTAGCCCACAGGAGGCTTTTGCTCGGGCGTCCTTGGCGTATTGTGAGGGGGACTATGGCTTCGCTCAACGTATTTATGATTATGCTAGCAAGCGTTGGTTTATGTTCGCTAGCCCTGTGCTTTCAAACGCACCGCTTGACGGAGTTGAGCCAAAAGGATTGCCAATCTCTTGCTTTCTTACTTATGTTGGTGACAATCTTGAGTCTCTCATCAGCCATAATTCTGAAGTGGCATGGCTATCCGTAAAGGGCGGTGGAGTTGGAGGCCACTGGTCTGACGTACGGGGCATCTCAGATAAAGCTCCCGGACCTATTCCATTCATGAAAGTTGTCGATTCAGGGATGACTGCGTGGAAACAGGGCCGCACCCGCAAGGGAAGCTACGCGGCTTACATAGATGTGTCTCACCCAGACATCATCGAATTTATTAACTTTAAAGTACCCACCGGCGATACCAACAGGAAATGTTTTAACCTGTTCAACGCCGTTAACATTACAGATGCTTTTATGGAGGCAGTAGAACATGGAACAGAATGGCAATTACGAGACCCTAATGACGGAGATGTCCGAGATTCAATCTCAGCTAGAGACTTGTGGGAAAGAATACTTGAAGCTCGCTTCAGAACTGGCTCACCTTACTTACACTTCATCGACGAATCCAACCGAAGGTTACCAGATTCTCAGAAAGCACTTGGACTCGCAGTTAGAGGGTCTAACCTATGCTCTGAAATCACTCTCCCTACATCTGAAAAACGCACAGCAGTCTGTTGCCTCAGCTCGGTCAACCTCGAAAAGTACGACGAGTGGAAAGGATCAGGAATGGTTGGAGACTTGGTTCGATTCTTGGACAACGTCCTTGAATTCTTTATCAAAAATGCACCAAGAGAACTGGGAAAAGCTGTCTACTCAGCTAAAAGAGAAAGGTCTATCGGCCTAGGAGCGATGGGTTGGCATGGGTATCTACAGCAGAATGAAATCCCGTGGAATAGCATTAGTGCAAAGTTTGCAAACCAGCGCATATTTGCTGATATACACGCACAGGCCCACGCGGAAAGCTTACGTCTTGGCAAAGAGAAGGGTGAGGCACCTGACATGGCTGGGACGGGACGTCGTAACGCTCACCTTCTCGCTATCGCTCCAAACGCTAACAGTTCTATTATCTGTGGGTGCAGTGCTAGCATTGAGCCTATTAAGTCTAATGCTTATACCCATCGTACTCGTGCTGGTGCTCACCTCGTCAAGAACCCAAACCTCGAGGAGGTCTTAGATGTTGTCGGCCACAATGACCAAGAAACGTGGAAAAGCATCGTTAATGCTCAGGGGTCTGTTCAGCACTTGGAGTTCCTGTCGGACGAACAGAGGGATGTTTTTAAGACTGCGTATGAAATCGATCAAGGGGCCGTCGTTGACCATGCGGGTGATCGACAACCCTACATTTGCCAAGCACAATCCGTCAATCTATTCTTCCCTGCTGGCTCGCCGGCGTCTTATGTTAACTCGGTACACCTTCGAGCGTGGAAGTCTAAACTCAAATCCCTTTATTACCTCCGCACAGATGCGGGTATCGAGGCGGATAAGGTTGGAGTCGCAGTTGAAAGAGTGGCTTTACAAGATGCGGAGGAGTGCTTGTCATGTCACGGCTAACCCCTGACGTTACATGTAACATCTGCACGTGTGAGTTTGACATAGAGTCTGAGGGTGGAATGCAAGGGTACATCGGTATTATACCATTCTCCCTCTGCCCGATGTGCTTTAGCGGAATCATGGATATGTTTGAACAACTCAGTGGAGACTACGAAGATTATGGTGGACAAGACGGACAAAAGATGGCGGGAGATGACGAGGAGTAGTGCTGGTAAAGGTACTGCCCTACGACCAATGAACAAGAAAAAATATAACGATAATTGGGAAAAAATATTCGGTAGGGGAAAAGTAAAATGAAAATTAAACTGACAAAAAAAGAGATGCATGAGTGCCAGATACTCGGGCAAGATACCGTCAAGATTTGTAAGATGCAAAAACTTCAGCCCCGGCTAGACACTTCTGACGAAAATAGGGTGCTCTCTAACGTGCAAGGGTACAGAGCAGAGTACGCTGTTGCAAAAGTGTTCGGCTGTACTTTGCCTACTTTTAACATCGTAACGGATGGTGGGGTGGATCTCTGGATTGATGACTTATCCGTAGACGTCAAGTTGACAAAGAAACCTGCGGGTGACCTCATCTTTGATGACTTCATAAAGTTTAATTCTGACATCGCGATCTTAGTCGCCACAACAAACGACGATAGCGTCTACGATATTATCGGTTGGATTGATCGACACAGTTTTGAGGCTAAAGCGAAAGATATGGACTACGGATATGGCCCGAGGAAAGTAGTTGAGAGCAAGAAGCTAACGCCGATTGAAAATTTATGGAAAGAGGTGGTTGACTCTCGGTTTGGTCCAGACTAAGATAGGTAGTGGGACATAAGTTTTCTCCCCTAGCCGGATTGATCCCCGGCGTTTTGTGGGCCCTTCGGGGCCTTTTTTTTTCCAACAAATAAAACACAAGGACTTACGATGTCTTTATTAGAAGAATCAAAAGTTTACAAACCATTCAAGTATCCGTGGGCTGTGGAGTACGCAGTTTCTCATGAGAAGGTTCACTGGGGAGAATGGGAAGCAAAACTGCAAGAGGATGTGGCACAGTGGCAAGGAGGCAAGCTCTCGGCGCAGGAGAAGCACCATATAACTCAGATCCTCAAGCTGTTCACACAGTCTGACGTACAGGTAGGTACAAACTACCTCGAGTACTACATCCCAAAGCTCAAGAACAACGAGATCCGTGCGATGCTAACGTCGTTTGCGAACCGAGAGTTTGTCCATCAGCGTAGCTACGCTCTGCTTAACGACACCCTCGGGTTGCCGGAGTCAGAGTTCTCTGCGTTCCGCGAGTATCAAGCAATGGCTGATAAAGTTGATTACATGGCTGACATTGATATGCACAGCGTATCTGGTATAGCGAAAGCAATTGCTCGGAGCGTGATGAATGAGGGGATGAGTCTCTTCAGTGCCTTTGCGATGCTCTTAAACTACCAACGGTTTGGTAAGATGCGCGGCATGTGTGAGATCGTCGAGTGGTCTATCCGTGACGAGTCGATGCACTGTGAAGGAATGGTTAAATTATTTAGGGAGTTTTGTGATGAACATCCACGTATTGTTACTGATGATTTCAAAAAAGATATCTACGACATGTTCCGAGGTGCAGTCGCACTTGAAGACAAGGTTATCGATAATGCATACGAGATGGGACATGTGGAAGGTGTCACGGCGGAAGAGATCAAACAATACATCCGATACTTAGCAGACCGTCGTCTGATCATGCTCGGGCTCAAGGGTAACTGGAAGGTCAAGGAGAACCCCCTAGAGTGGCTTGACTGGGTTGTGAATGGGGCGAGCCACAAGAACTTCTTTGAGGGCACTGTGACGGACTACAATGCGAATGGGATGGTAGGTGACTGGGGTTGGCCGGAAGCACAGGAGGAACGTGTGGAGGTAGCCGCATGACAGACGCACGTGTGCAAAAGATGCTGGACCGTCTGAAATTACAAATGGAGGCTTGTGAATTAAACCCGATGGTTGGAAACAAAAAAGTTCTTGAAGATGCACATAACATGATATATGATTTACGGAACAGGCTCAGACATAGGAAGCCATACGATTGGGACCGGGAGGGTGGCCGGTAGGTCACCCACATAACAACCTCATGGATTGTGTATAAACCTATGGCAGAACAAAAATCAAACTTACTTAACTTTACAATAGAGTTAAACCGTGATGGAAACATTGAATTTAATCTTGACTGTGTCAGCACCATCGATATGGAGCGGACCCTACGCGCACTGGGTGATCCTACTTACGGACACAAGGTTGGGAATATTGTGAGACACTACTTCCGTAGCCTCCAAGAAAAGATCAAAGAAGAGCGCACATAAAAAAGGGCCTCGTAGGGCCCAATGGTGGGGTGTGTCTTTGTTATTATAGGTTATCCATTCGATTCACGTTAAACCGTGACTTCGATCCGCCTGTGTTTTTATTACGCCGCATACTGTTTCTAATATCAACGGCGGAAGCTAACGCTCCTCCAGTAAGGGCGGCCCCTATTCCAATGGCTAATCCTTTACCTACATCGCCAAGTGCCTTATCGATCTTTTCGCTTTCTGACATATCAGCTTTACGTGGCTTAGAGCCTTCTGCGTAGTTCTTGTCCGCCATCTTACTTCTTCCTTGCCTTTCCGCCGTACATCTTCTTGTCGTTCGGTGTGTAGGACTTCGCGGTAGATGCGTCGGTTGTAGACATTACCTCACGTGCTCTCTTGACGATTGAATCAAAGTCCTTACCAGTAGGTAAGCTGTCGATAATACTTTGCATCCGCTTCTTATCAGTGTCAGAGATGCGTCCTTCTCCGGTGGTTTTACTGATTAAATCCCGTAGTTTCTGTTGGGCTTCTGCATGTGATTTCTTTGTCGTAAACATGTCTTGTTTTAGGCCCATTGCACGAGACATAGCCTCTACATCTCTATCTGAAGTGCGTCCACCGCTTACCATCTTCTTTGTGGGTTTTGCCATTCCGCCGTACATCATCGGCTTGCGGCCCGGGTTTGAATAGTTCTTCATTGTTGAACTCCTTGCGATTCAAATTGTTTAGTACTGAGACCCAACTTTCGGAACTCCTCTTCAATCGGGCCGGGTTTTCTAGGTTTAGCTTCGGGCATAGCTTCTTCTGCCGCAACCCGTGTTTCCATTTCAGCGTAGGGGTCAACTCTCCCTGTGCTGACTCTCTCTTTGGAAAGTCTTTCTCCTACTCCGAGTTCTAGCGGAGATACCCCACGCTCCATGTACGTTTGGAGGGACAGGGGTTTCTCATCCGTAATACCGAAGAAGAATCTAGCGGCCTCGTCGCGAGCACTGTATTCATTACGTGCCTCACTCGCGACAACTTCCGTAAACAAAACACGTGAAAACTTAGGCTCTGTCTTATACTCTGGAACTTTGTTCGTCTCTACAATGTTCAAGACCTGTCGTGCAACTTCTCGATCTGTCAGCATCGCTCGGAGAAGTGCTCCACTGTGCTGACGACTCGCACGAATGATTGATTCTGTAGCTACCCACTGGACAGATACGACACCCCGGTTGATGTTGTAAATACGGGATAGAACGGAATCGAGAGAGATTGAAGATACGTGGGCGTCGATATTTGATCCGGCAGGAGCAGGATCGACTTTACGTATTGTGTCGGCAATTAGCCCCCACGTTTCTACTGCATCTGTACCGAGAACTTGCTCGAGGCGAGCCCGCTGTGCTGAGTCTGGGGCACCAATCATGTTATAGATTTTTTGTGCGCTAACTTCATACTGCGGTGCGTCGACGCTCACCCCGTCGGCACGGAGAATCTGGTTGTTACCGACGTACACTTGTGTATTGGTATTGATGTGGTTGTTGACTGATCTCTGGATAAAGTTATCGATGTACGCAGGATCATACCCGTCGTCAGCTAATTGAGAGCGTAAACGTGAAAGGTCTTGCCTGCCGTCACGATTAATGAACATATCGTAGAGACTAGACTCAAGTTCTGTTTCTGTTACAAATGATCGAACGTCACCCCGAGCTTGGGCGATGAGTCCGAGATCAACCTGCATCCCAAACAAACGATTCTGTACTGACTTAACAAAAGCGATCTCTTCTTGTGCGAGAGCTTCAATACCGATGGGTTCACCCCGAGGTCCGCGCTCTGTCATCGCCTCAATAACTTCGTCTTCCATCGTGTTAACGAGCTCATCCGCTTCTTTGAATTCATCTACGAGTTCGAGGCGGTTCTTTTCGTAAGCTGTTAAGCCTATCGCACCGAAGACTTCTTCTTCGTTAACAAAACGAACAGGGGCACCGTTTTTCATCGCCGGTACAACAGCCCCGTTTTTATCTCGAGTGTACACCTGAATATTGAAGATGGAACGGAACATGTTTTCGTCGTACTTTAGGACCAAGTTGGGGTCAAAGATTTTATTACCCCGTGCGTCTGTCTCTAAGACTTCTTGGAAAGTAGCCGCTAGGATACCCTGCATGTGTCTTGTAACGACGGCTTGCAGTTGCTTCCCTACTTCACCCACAAACTGCTCGTCCGGGTTAGAGCTATCAAAGATAATCCTGTACTCACCGGTAGCTTCGTCGTAAACTCCACCCACTTTAGCGAGAGCTCTCTCGAAGTTATCGTAGAGCATGAAGCCAGAAAGGGGAGCACCCTCTGTGTTTGCTCTCTTTTTAACCCGTGTGAATAATTGGTCAAGCCAATTCGTTGGTAGCTTATCCTGATCCGTTTTACTAAAACTCCGCGCAAAATCTGCGAGAAGCTCATCTTCATCGAGCTCGTTGAGTGCGGAAGCGGGACCCATTGATGCCGTCTTAACCTTAGCGTTTAACTCCGAGTCCCAAGTTTTAATCTGACGATCCCGCGTGTAACGGTCGATAACCTGTGTACGGTAGTAATCCTGAATGCTACGGAACTGCTCGTAGACCTCGTCTGCGACTATCTCTGGTGATTCTCCGGTGAGCCATCCCGACATGAATGCTCCACCGTTAACCTCACCGTCAATCTCTTTCTTGCCGACGGCTTGCCACCGGTCGTACAAACCGAAGTAGGCCTGCTGTCGGCCTGCATCTGTCGAACGAATTACTTTGCCTAAGTGTGAGTTAACCTTACGCCACTCCGCTGAGTTAACCAGCATCGGCATATTGTTAATCATCTTTGTCATTTTGCCTTGAGCTAACGTAAGTTCTTCGCCCTTGAGGCCAAGACCCTTGGTTAATATTCCGGGCTCTTCCTGTGCGATTCTCCGTAGCTCTTGCCACTGACGTAGGGGAGATGCACCGTCAAGATCGAGATCGCTAAGGATACGTGAGAGTTGTCCATTAGACTTTTGATCCATTAGGTTTAAGCCGCGCTTAGCCGCATTTGCAAACAGCGAAGCAAAGGCTTTGCGGTCGGAGGGGATCATCGTCGCCCCCTCGAGGCGGAGTGCTCCCTGTGCCATCGCAGGGGTGCCTACTGCATCGAGCTCCTCGTACTTCCCGAGCATGAGTGCGTCGAACGTATCCGCAACGTTGGCGTGTACATCAGCATTGTCTCTGTCGAATGCGAGGTAACGTTTTGCGACTTCCCCGTCAATTAGAGACCGGCGGTAGGCGATAAGGTTAGCAAACTGGTAGCCTGCACGACCGGTTGAGGCTTCGCCTACATTAATCTTTCGGGTGAATCGGTCGAGGAACTCGAAGTTTTCTTGGCGTAGCTCATCAATTTTGTTTAAACTTTGCTCAAAATTAACCTGTGGAGTGAGTACGAGACTCTGTACCTCCGCACTCATTCCATCCATGATGGTGTTTATTTCATCGTTGTAGGAGTCGGAGAGTAGGCGATGTAGGTCATCGTCTGCTACGTCCACTGCTTCCATCGCAACGTGCAGTGTTTCCTTGTTCTTCTTTACGATCTCCGTGAGAGATGCGCGTTCTGCATCGATTCGTTTTTGTTGGCCGAGTACGAATCCTCTCATTTGATCTGCCATGATTGAAATGGGATCGTCGTCGGAGAGTCCGGCTTGGAGTTTAACGTCGAGAAGTTTCTGGGTCGCTACAGCAAGCTGAGTGATGAGTTCGCCTTGTCCTTGAATTACGGCGCGTTTTTCCACAATAGCGGGAGCAATATCCTCGAGACCTGTTGCAATGAGACGCTGGTTAAGCTGACGAGAAACATCGATGAGTTCTGCGATACCCGACATCGTAGCAATGTTACTGATTGTTAGGTCTTGATCGATATCAATATTGAGTTTCGCGCCGAGCTCGACAAGACGCAACCGCATGTTTGAGTGTTGCTTCAAACCGTCCATCATTGCTTGTTGGAATTCAGAAGGTTGCTCCGCTACTTTACGGAGGACTGCCATTGCTTCCTTGTTAAGTTTATTTTCTTTGAGGAGTTTCTTTGCGTACTCACTATCGTAACCGAGTCTGAATTCTTCCCAGAACTTCGGATTAAAATCTACGCCCCGTGCGAGGGCCGCAATCTGGTTTAGTACGTACAATCCTTGACGCCCTCCGGCGGCCGCCATATCTTTTGTTGTACCGAGCTTTGCGGTAAGAGGAAAGACAGAAGAAAGTGCTCCTCCGATCTCGAGAGTCATCATCTGACCAGAGCCCTGCTGTACACCGAAGAATTGTTGACCTAGTTGCGTGAATGCAACGGTAGCTCCGACGGTGACGCCTGCTTCTGCGTAGAGATCGCGGATGTATTTTGGCGTTAATTCCCTGTAGAGAAGTGTCTGCTGTTGCTCCCGCAATCCAGCAAGTACCTTTTGTTGACGCTTAACAACATCAGTCTTACCTGTTGATCTGGCCGCTTTAATCGTAGCCATTGTTTCTTCAACTTGCTTGGCGATAGAAGCGAAGTTTGATTGGAGTAACTCTTTTCTTTCGACTCCGGGTTGTCTGACCATAAGTCCGAATGCGAGGTCGAGGTCCTCAGCAACACGTCGTTGAACTTTTTCGTTGGTGAAGGTTTCAATGTACTTTTGTACAACTTCTTTAGGTGTTTGAGGGGTCTCAGCAGTACGGGCTTTGTTGAAAGCTTCGATAATGTCGTCTGTTTCCCACGTTTCCTTTAAGTACTTTTGAAGTCCGGGTATTCTCTTAGTTGCTTGGGAGACTTTGTAGAGCTCCACTCCCTTATACAAGCCGAGTTCTACTACACCGTAGCGTAACAACGACGGGACGATACCTCGTGGAGCAAAAATCTCTTCGATAATTTCTGGGTTGTAAATTTGTCCGGAGCGTTCTTCTACCAGTGTCTGTAAGTCAAACGCCTGCTTAACACTCAGGAAATCTTGTAGGGCGTCAAATCCTTTACCCGTTGCTTCTTTACGTCTTTCAAACTCTTCCTCGGTAATAGCAGAGTCTCCGCCGATGCCGAGTTGAACAGCTTCCATAATAACTTCAGTCGTCAAGAACTTAGCAACTGTAGTAGTCACACCTGTGGCAATATCTGGGGGTAGGGTCATCGCAAAGATACTCAAGTCATTGAGATCTTTCATTACGATGTCGCCTTCGTAACGCCCTGTTGCTACACCGCGCATTGCGAGGGTGCGAGCTATACGGTTCTTCATGCCCAACTTTTCGAGTTTTTGGTCGAGTTCGCGGAGTTGTCCCTCCCCCATCACCCTACCAGTGACAGTAGTGGCAATGTCTTGTCCTGCCGCAATAATATCGTCAACAACGCCAGTAGACTCTCCCGGTTGAGTGTACGCTTTAAGCTCACGTGTTGTAGTGAGGGTGAACATATCTTCGACTTCAGTACCATTTACAGGTACAGTAATCTTGTTTCCGTTCTCGTCGTACTTAGGTAGGTAGCCGCCTTCATAGCGCAACAGGATACGGTACTTGTCTGCAACCGACAGGTTTGGATCGGAGAATGCCATCTTCTTTCGATCCAGAGTATAAAAATGAGTCGCCTTACTCAGGTGGTACACTTGCTCTCTTGTGATGGGGTCTTGACCTGCGGACCGTTGAATTGCTAGGTCCTGTGTTCTACGGGCTATTTCCCCTGCGGGTCCCGGAAGAACTGTGTAAGGCGTGAGCACAGAAGTGTCTTGACCCGGCTCACGAAAACCTCCTAGGGGTGTGCGCTCTCTTTGGGCAAAGAGTGCACGTACCTGCTCGTCTGTTCCCATCGACTCATCGTACGGACTTCTCGCAAGACCTTGTATCACGTTCGGGTCAGTGCCCTGTGGCGTTTCGGCAATCTCTCGCTCAGACCGGATCTGTGGAACAGGGGCCACTGCTTGTGTCTGCTCTTCTTCCTTATTAGGATCGAGTGTCACGTCTACCATTTACTTCGTGTCCTTTGTCTTTACTTTGCCACTAGTGTTAAAACGCCATCAACGACGATGTATTCTTCGTCTTGAGCCCTCGCGTCTTCCGAAGGAGGAACAGGAGCACCGCTCGTTAATTCAGCAATAGTACGCGCACGAGTGATTGACTGATCGTAGATATACGCCGCTTGGAAATCTTCTTCATCAATTGATTTTGCGTACTGATCGTTAATGAGAGCGGCGCGTTCCATTTCTCGGCTGATGTATAGAAGGTTTTTCTCGACACCCGTATTCGAGGCGAGTGCTCCACGCAACCCTAGAACAGCACGTTGAGCTTCAACATCTCGGTCGGAGATAGCTCGTCCACCTTCACCGCCCTGTACTGCGGCCGCCATTGCAAAGGCAAGCTGTTCACCGAGGAGATCAAATACTTTCTGTCCACCGATAACTGTATCCATATCGATTTGCTGATCTTTGAGAGAGCCGACTTGTTTAAGAAGTTCTGCTCTTTCTTGGAACTTCACCGCAACGTCCGGTTTCATATTATACTGGGTTGCAAGCTTGGTCAGCGCGTCGGCAATGTCTCGAGCACCACCTACGAGGTTTGTGACGAGAGAAATGAGACCTACACCACCAAGGCCGGAGCTACGGAGCTCGAGCATTCTGTCTGCAATAAGTTTTGAACGTCGAGAAGCTTCTGACATTGCACGAGCGTCTGTTGAATCAAATCCGTATTTTGTGATACGGTTATCGTAAACAGGAGTTATTTGACCTGTTGTTCCGCTCTGTACAATCCGTGCAGGTTTTGCGGCAGGGTTATCCTCAATTGTTGCACGGACAAAAGCAATTCCTTCCTCTACATTATACCTGTTTTTTGTGACTATGTCTTGTACAACGTCACGTGTTGTTTGTGTGACTGATATTGTACTAGAGCTTTGCACAACTCCAGCCCGAATGATCTCACGCTTTTCAATCATCTGGTTGAGAGCGGCGAGGGGATTTTTTGCGTCATTAATAAGGGCCGCTAAACGAGTGAGAGATAAGCCAGAAAACTCTTGAACTTCAACGAGCTTTTTCTTGATCTCTGGTTTAATTGCCTTTTTACCGTCTGCGGTCTGGTTAGTTACAATGTTGCTGAACTTGTCTGGGTTGGGTAGCACGACAAGGTTTTCAAACTCCACAATATCTTGCATAGCATCTTGTGGGATTCCAGCCATCTCAAGAATCTCAGACTTACTAAACCCGAGTAAGTTAGGTAAAAGTTCTTCGAGAAAAAAGTCTTGCTCTTTCTGGCCTTTGATCCGTCCGGCAATATCAAATGGATTGAGAGGGTTTTTAAGTACGATGTTATCGTTTGCGTCTTTAGCTCCGGTACGCAAAGCTTCGATGTAGACATTACCTAAATGAGGCTGAAGCATTGATGTAAAAGCCCGGTAAGTACTCCCCGGACCTACATTACCCGATTTAAAGTCGTTCATAATTGTCGTCATGTCGGGAGCCATCGTGTCCATGACAAAACCGATGTTTGCGAGAGAGGCCGCACCTTTATCTCCTTGGCCGGGTTTTGTACCCGGAACAACGACAAGCTTCTCTTCTTGTTCCCCTTTGTCATTGGTCTCAACGCGGATGTACGAACCGTTTGGAAACTCAGGATCGGAACCCCATCTAGGTCCCATCCCACCACCGGCAGAAGACCCCTGAAGACGCTTGAGCATATTATCTAAGCCGGGAATATTAAAGAGGCTAGGGTCGAGCATCGTTGGGATGTTATTTTGAATACGACGCTGTAACTCAATACCTATCTCTGTAGGGTCAGGTAGACGACGCTCCACGCCTACTACGTCACGACCAATAAACTGACCCCGTTTAATTCCAAACTCTTTACTGCCTTGGAGAGCAACGTAACCGAATGTTTCGATGATTGCGTTTTCCCGACGTGCGTTTTGAGCTTCCTGTTGCATACGGAAACTTTCACGCTGGAGGTTTTCCTGTGCAAAAATATTTCTTTCGTTTGCCGCTTCAGTGAGCATCGCTTGTTGCTCGTTGAGTTGTTCCTTAAAGAATACCTCACGACCTTGAAGAGTTTTATCCCACTCTCTCTGCTCTTGAATCAGCCTATCTTCCCGCTCTCGGTCTTCTTTTCTTAACTGATCTTCACGCTCTTTTGCGGCTTTCTCCCCTGAAGAACGTAGGTACTGGTTCGCCGCACCTTGGAGAAATCCCATCGTAAAAATACCCATTACTCTTGTTCTCCTTCTACAACGCCAGCACTAGGGCGCGGGATCATTCCTTCTTCTCCCATATCATCATCGGGCATATCAACTGGCTCTTGAACCATCTCGCCTTCAATAACATCCGGGCTATCCATACCTAAAAAACTTTGCTCTTGCATCATTCTCTCTTGCTCGAGACGCATCGACTCCTCTCTCGGCAAACGAGTTGTGACATACTTTGCAAAGTCTGGGTTACGATCTCGCATAATATTTAAGATCACAGAGTCTTTCATCCCGTAGTTTGTGCGAGGTAGGCCGTCACGTGTCGCAAAAACGTTGGCGTCAATTCCAGCATCTACAGCCAGTCCCATGAAGTATATTGCGAGGGGGCCCTTGATTAGCTCTCCGACGTCAACAGTAAACATGCCTTCCATGAATCCGACACGTGAAGCTGTCGTTACAATCTCTTCAATAGAAACACCTGCGGCAAGTAGCTGGACGTGCATCTCCTGAATCTCAGGCTTTTCGAGGTTATCGATGAGTGCGTCGACGGCTTGCTCCGCTGTCGCGTACTTAGGGGGTCTTTCCCACGGCCATTGACCGGGAGTTCCTGAAAGGGAAAAGCCAGCAGGTGGGCGGGAAAAACTAGACTCGGGAGTGAGTGTTGCTTTGTTCTTTAACATGCTACTGCCTTGACCTCGGTGTCACTTTAATCTGGGGTGAGCCTAACTGAAGTAGTGGGCCACTGGATTGTCTCGATTGAATCTGGTTGATGACAGCTTGTATTTTAGAACCTTGCTGTGCTTCGTTTGCTCTCTGAAAAGCATTTTGTACTTTTGCTGTGTAGCCTAAGTCGGTCTGGCTTGACTTGTAGGTTGATGAGCCTGCTGAAGTACGGGGTGCTCTAATTCTTTGGCCCTGTGCGGTAGGAGCTTTTATCTGACTTTTATCTGCATCGTAAAATACACCACGGGCCGCTCCGGCGGCTCCTTTCCAATCCCAACTTGAAGCTACATCCCACGCCCCTTGGTAGTCTCCGCTCAGAGTCTTATCGAGAAAACTATCGGTGTAATAGTCTGTAGCTTTTTCTGAGAGTTTATCCACCCCCGTAGATACAAAGTTCCAAAATGACATATCTTTTCCTTAATCTACCAATCCGAGAACTGCCGCGATAGACGCACTACCAACCGATGCGGCTGTCGCATACTTACTTTCCATGCCAAACATGTCCACATTCGCGTTCTGCTCGAACTCCAGCATTGCCATTTGGTGAGCACGTTGGGCCGCATTTTCTGTTGACTGTACAATCCACGCAGACTCATCTCGGTAACGTTGCCATAGGGCTGACAGGGCAGACTGACTAACTTGAAGAACATTGAGGGCGTTCTGTCTCTGTGCTTCGTTAAGATTTGAGGTATCTGCGGTTGCAATCTGTCGTCTCCACGCCGCATTGGATTGGTCGATTTGAACTTGCATCGTGCTGTTAAAACGCTCTCGTGCGTCGCCCATGGTCGCGTTAAACTGGGCAATCGAGTTAACTTGGTCGACGTTGAATTGCTCCATCGCGGCAACACGGTTAGCGTTGGCGTTGTCTACCTGTACGCCGAGTTCTGAGAAAAACTCGTCAACTTGTTGTTGATTCTTCGCGTTAAATTGAGACGCCGCATTTTCAGCCGCCGCATCAGTAAATAAAGACTGGAGCATACCTTGGTAATTCAAGGTCTCTGTTGCTTGCTCGTTGTTTAAATTTTGAAGATCAATTGCTAAAAAACTCTGCGCGTTTTGTACTGCGGCCTTCATGCGTGAGTCGAGGTTTGCCATATCCATCGCGGCCATTGCAGAGGCGTTTTGTAGAACAGCCTGTTGACGTGCGTTGAGGTTCGCGAGGTTAATTTTAGAATACTCTGCGGCATCAGCGGCGGCAATTGGAACACCTGCTTCCATAATTGCTTGGGCTGTTGCGGCGGCGGCCATTGAACTCGCGCCTAATCCGCGTTGTTGCATAATTGCAGTAGCGGCACGGGCGGGGCCAGCGGCCCACGGCGGGAGAGGTTTACCTTGCTCGATAGAGTTGTAAAGTTCCCCTAGTTGGAATCGAACAAGTTGCTCCTGCTGTACTTCAGTCTGAGCCGCTTCCGCAATCGCTTCCGGTGAGAGCTCACCTTGGGGAGCTTCAATTTTAACTTCGGGGGCAACTTCATCCCGTGTTAACTGAGCGGCTTGAGCATCGGTAACCTTGTCGGCAGTCGTTTCGGCATCGTACGAGTACTTACCCTCTTCGGGGGCAGTTGGGGTTGTTACCTTCTGTGCTTCGTCTGCTTTTTCGGCAGTTACGGAAGGGTCAGTACCTAGTTTATCGTAACCTAGCTCCGTGCCTGTCAGATCTTGATCAGCAATTTTAGTAGGATCAATTGACGTACCTTCAGGCATAGTTCCGGCGAGACGATCTTTAACGGTCCCCGTAAGGTTAGTGCCATCTTCAGAAGGAGGATTAATTCCTACCTCATCTCCTGAAGTGTCCCCGCCTTCTTGCATTTTCCTGCGGTGCCTACTCTGACTGTATATCATTGCTATTTACCTTTCTTTAATCCCATTAGCTTATCGGCCGATTTCAATCCGAAGCTCGCGCTGACCGCAATAAACAATAAATACTGGTACCACTCGGGTAGTCCGTTGAGAGCCGCAAACCCTTCGTTTACACGCTCGATGATCGATACGTCGTCCATTGCTACGGAATAAACAACAGCGATGATAGGAAGCGCGAGGATGATAGACCAGAATTCATCCTTCCACGAATTTGAGGTGGCGTCTGCCATCTTCGCTTCCCAGTCCGCATCGTTGTTAATCGCACTGATCTTACGCTGTTGAATGGCCTTCTTCTCGTCGGCCTTACCCTTCAAGAAGTCCTTACCTAGCTCAAGTGCTGGCCCAAGCAGTAAGTTAAGCATCTTTCTTACCTTGCAATGCTGAGGCACCAAAGAAAGCAGAAACCAGTACAGCAATCGATGCGAAGTATGTAGGAGCAATGTCAGCGATCAAGGAAGCGGCTGTATCCATACCAAAGGCATTAGCAAGAAAGATACCAAATGGATACAGTAGAAGACCAAACAGAGCAAACCAAGCCATCTTACGAATGGAGTCACGCTGTGCATCTGAGTCTTCCATCTTGCGGCGCATGTCTTCCAACATGATCTTGCGTTCTTCAGCATCAATCACCCCATCACCGTTGAGGTCATACATCTTTTCTTGGTCTGTCACGATTGGTTTCCTTTAATGTCTGTCTGTATGCACACAGCTTCGTAGTTGATCTTAGGTTGTGGTGCAGTAGCTAAAAAGTAGTCACGGGCTTCAAAGCAATCTTTCATTGTCATGAATGGCCCTTGAGGATATACGGCGTATCCATCGGCTTGTATTAAGATTGCAAAGAAAAGCCACATACTATTTCCCTTTTACACTTATAAGCCAATATAGGAAGTAACCGCATATGCCAACAGCAGAAAGGGCGGCCACGGTAACAGCGATACCAATACTCCAGTCTTTAATTTGCTTACGTCTACGGGCTTTCTTATCGGCAATTCGCTTTCGTTCATTTTCTCTTAGTTGTTCCCGGTTGGCTATGAATTTTTGGTAGTCATCCCAAAGACCCGCCCGGCCATTGTAGATAAACATCTGTTTGATTTCGGCTTCTTTCTGGCGTATCTTTTCGAGCTCAAAGAAGCATTCCATATCACCATCTTTCGCTTTCTTTTCTATTTCTTCTTTAGCGTCAGCTAGCTTAGTTAGTTGTGGCCCCATTTCACCGACACTTTGTACGTGTCCAGCGAACTCCTTGATGGCACCGATAGCTTCGTTGGCTATCTTGATTGCCGCAATTGCCTCAAAGATCACGGCAACTCTCCCTCTTTATCGTGTTTCTATTAAGCGATCTATCTTTGCGTCTAAGGCATCTAAACGGTCCATTACTCGTTGCATGTCTTCCCTGACTTCATCTTTACGTGCATACTTTTCTGCGATGCTCAGTTGACACTGTACAATCTCTTCACGGGTTTTGTTCAAGAGTACAGACAAGCGATGCAACTCCGTGTGCATCTGAATGCCAAACCAACCAATGAGTCCAATAAAGGCAGATAGGACTATGTTCCAGAGCATCATATCCATCAGCGTTATTCAGCTAGAGATGCCTGATAAGCCGCTACAACGTCCGCAGTGTGAACAGCCGCACAGATTGCTTGGACTTTTGCATCTTCTGCCGAGTAGTCGTCGCCCGCATGGATAACTTTGCGATGTAGTGAAGAAGAGATAGCAACGCCATCTTCTTTTACTGTCGTGCGTGTGCGAACTTGAACGGCGTTATACTCTCCAACGACTTCAATTTGATCTGCTTTGGTTTCTTTAGTAAGTGCCATGACTGGTGTTTATCCTGCTAAGTAAGTTAAAGTGAAACTAATAAAGTTAGTCCCGGAGGTAACATCGCTAACTTTTATACTTGTTCCCGCTCCTTGGTCCCAGATATTTACATAGTCTCTGTTACCATTATTGGTTAAGTAAACTACAGGGTCTGTGGTGTAGGACACGCCTTCCAAAAGTGCTGAACTGCTATTTGCTCTTTCAATAGCATTGGCATTTTCTCCAGTAAACGGTAGCCCGGTAATTCTTAACGAAGCTGTTGAAGTGAGACCACTGGTCGAACCGTTAGAAATGCTTGCCCACGCTGTGACCATCTGGCCTACTTTAACGTATTTTCCTATTCTAGTGCCGCTGAATGTCGTCGTAGTGCCATCACTAAAATTGGGAGTCCACCCTCCTTCTTCATAATCGTCGAGTAGCTCGTTGGTCATTCCGGTTGCATCGGATGTGGCTGAGAAGTCGATGCCTGTACCCGCTGTATTAAACCTAATATTTTTATTGGCTTCAATTCTTTGATCATCCCCAACCAAAGACAGATAAGTTTCTAAACCAGAAGCACCCTTTATTAAAAAGTTAAGTTGCCCTCTTTCTCCTGTCGCATAAGTGCGGCCTTCAATTTCGGCGTAAGTTGTGTCAACCCCCACTAAATCTTTAGCTTGGTAACGTATTTCATGATACGACTTTGAATCTCCAAAGGTGTTTGTGGCTGTGTTCTGTAAAGAAAAGATTGCGTGGTCACTTGTCGGTTCTACTTCAAGAGTTGTGAAACTCGTCGCCTGTGTCGGTGCAGTTGCAAACGAAATAGTTCCTGCGCCATCTGTCTTGAGGAACTGTCCCGCAGTACCGTCTGTGAGGTTAAGCTCGCTTACTCCTACGGTATTCGCCGCAAGTGCGACAGTAATCGCTGTCGTGCCTGAACCAGTTGCGTCACCGGAGAGAGTGATTGTTTGATTGCCTGTGAGGTATCCAGAGTCGTTAGTAAGCTCAGATATATTATCGCTTGGTTGCAATGCACTATCTGCCGTCGTACCCTGTGCGGCTGTAGCATAGTCAGCAGAACTGAATGCTTTAACCTGTGCAAGATTGGTGACCTCAGAGTCCATCAAAGCACCAGCGGCTGTTACATTCGTCGCATCAGTAACGTCTGCCCCTGTTTCAATTCCATCGAGCTTAGTTCCATCCGTTGCAACGTCACGCCCGTCAACAGTACCCCCTACCGTAATGTTTCCTGTAGTAGAAACAGTAGTAAATGATCCTGCCGCCGCAGTAGTCCCACCAATAGCAGTGCCATCAATTGTACCACCATCAATGTCTGGCGTATTAATGTCAGGAGAAGTCAGTGTTTTGTTGGTTAACGTCTGAGTTCCAGTTAAGGTTGCAACAGTGCTGTCAATGTCAACAGTCAGAGTATTCCCAGATCCAGTGGTAGTGAGGCCAGTACCACCAGCAATAGTGAGTGTTTCAGAGTCCAAGTCAATCGATAACGCACCACCGCTATCCCCTTGGAAATCTAAGTCAGACGCTGTAACCTGTGCGTCAACATATGTTTTAATCGCCTTGGCAGAAGCAAGAGTGTCGTCTGAGGTAGAAACTGACGTTAGATCTGTGTCGATAGACGTTACGGCTGTACCAGAGGTAATGGTCAAGCTATCAATCGTCATTCCAGCTACAGCGTAGGAAGAATCCGTCTCGTCTAGTATTGTCGAGTCCACAGCATTTAAAGCTAAACCGGCCGTGTCAATCTTCGGGCCATTACCGTCAGTGCCGTCGTGAGTGTGCCCGCCCGTACCAAACGCGGTATCCAGTGTTCCAAATTCCGTGTCAAAGTCAGATGCTTCAATGATTGCTCCATCGACAAAGGGGTTTGGACTGATTCGATTGTAGCCTGCCATTCTTATTTTACCTCCGACCGTACTGGCCGTATTGAATTATCATCGAGTCAAAAGAAAACGGGGGGTCCGTATTATCCGACGTAAATGTGTAGGACCCAACAAAAGCTGACCCCACGAGGTCTACATCAAATACGTACTTTAGGTTTGCACCCCCGTACGATGCAGACCCGTATTCACCACTGCCGTAAATAGCCACCGTGCCTGTTGTTGTGTTTGCAACGGTAATACTCTGGGGTTGTACCACACCAGCCTCTGCAAAGTCATACTCCGGAGACAACGTGACTTCTAGGCTACCTTCAGGGTCTGTAAAAAGTCGCATCTTGTAAAACGTCTTGCGAGTTGTCGGGTCTGTAATAGGGAAGGGGGGAGTCTTAAATGAAGCGGTAATGTTTGCTCCATCGAAGTCGTTGCCCTCTTCCATTTGGTACACATACCCATCGTCGTTTCCGAAGAATATGTATTCAATACCTCCATCCAGATCACTCGATGCACAGAAGGCGTTAATACCCCGCGTCTCGGCCCACGCCATTCCTTCTCCGCCTTGCATCGCAAACTGAGTCCCGATGATGCCGCGTCCAGATGCGTTGTTTACGGAAGAAAAACCTAGTATGCGATACTGAGATTTACCCCGAATAACAACGCTAGCGAATCCGTCCGCAACATTGATAAAGTTTGTCATCTCAGGCTGAATGACCTTCGATACAACCCCCAAACCAAAGTCGTTGTTACGTTCCGTTCCACCGAGGAGACGCAAGCCATCTGGCCCCAAGAACATCAAGTCACCCCCAACTTCCTGTACAGTATCTTCTTTGATAGCCCCGATGTCGCGAGTAATCGGTTGAACCTGAAAGTCGGATATTGAACTACCCGCAATTAGAAAGATCGTGTTAGTTGTAAATACAATGAGTTGTTCACGGAAAGAAGCAATATTCGTGATGTTATAGTCAAACTCAAAAAGTCCCGCGCCAGCACCCGGTGTGAAGTCTTCTGCATTAAACGGTGCGCTAAAAGATAGAGTTGTGCCCTTTGCGAGGAACAGATGATTTTTGTGTGCCACAACTGCTGTTGCCGCTGTTTGTTCAGCACCTGCCGTTGAAATTAAAGTGGGAGTACCGTTATGTTGAAGCTTAAACGGCTTACTAACACCATCAAGAATAATTAACTCGGCGTTTGCCCCGAAGTGATGTTGAGCGAATTTAACTTTTCCAGTACCACCGAGACTCGTTGTAATCGCACTACTCCAACCTGATCCCGTCGAGTAGTACATACTCGTGCCTTTTACAGCGTAGGTGCGACCGTTAAACCGCACAACACCACGGATCCGTCCAGAAGATCCGCCGACTTGGGTGCTCTCGACTTTTGAGAACCCCTGTATGCGACGGTAGCCGCCGTCTGTTGATGGCTCAAAGTTACGTAACCCTGTTGCGGAGCCGGGAAACTGTCCCGCCTGTGCAATGGGGGAGAGGTTGGTTATCAACCCCCCTTGAAACTGCACAGGGTATGACTGCCATCTATCCAAGGTTACGCACTCCGGAAGTAAGCGTATTCATTTACGAGAACAGTCCGCATTTGCTTAATGCCGTTCTCAAACTTACTCTGCGACAAATTTGCCATCTCGATATTGTCACGGAACATATAGGCATAGTACATCGCGCCATCAATAATTACGTGTCGGAACCTCTCAGGAATCGAAGGAATATCTGTCTCATCAATCAAATCTACGGGGTCCATGTACTGCTCGTACTCAATGGTGTACGCCAAATTTGGCATCGGCACGATGATGAAGCCCATGTCGGGAGTACGGACGACGTTTCTCGGTACTCCACCCTTCGTGCTGTCTGTTTCGTACTCCTGATCTAGGTACGTACTGAGATACTCAGAGTAATTGATCTGGTTAAGTCGGCGGCCTTCCCCTACGTTTAACGTAGTGTTTCTCTTAACGCGGAACGACCCGAAGTCGACGTATTTGATGTTTTCTGCGAGAGAGTAGCGGGATACGCCGGGAGACAGCATCTCCTCTTCGGTGTTGTGGTTAAAAGGCCAGAAGAAATGTGCTTGATTCACGTGGCGTATTGATGAGTTGACTGCGTCCTTGAGGTTAAGGTGTACCCCGGTCGCGTTGTCCCACTGTGTGCCAGACGTTAGTTGAACTTCATTTAAGCGGCCAGCAACGTCATTGACAAGCCCTAAGAAATTATAAGCCATTATGAACGCTCCCGTACACGGAGGTTGATTTCTCGGTTTGTCACGAGACCGCTAGAATCACCAATTTGAATTTGGCAGAGTAGGCGGTAGGTTGTGTTGGCGATACCTTTGGAAATAACGATGACAGACTTCTTGGGGTCATCATAAGTTTCGGAGTTCATAGATAACCCCCGAGCAGAAAACGTGAGGCTATCACTGGACAGTACTGTCACAGGCGAAGACAAAGTTACAGTTTGACCATCTACTGCGGTTACATAAATATTATCGCTAACTCCGACAACAGTGCTAAGAGGTATCGGGCCTCTACCTACAGTTAATTGGTGTCCGGGCTGTATCGTACCTCCAAAAAGTAGGGTAACACTGAGCGTTGTAGAGTTAGTCACACTTTCGTTTAACATTGCCCCAGCGTTTGCCGTATCTAAAATATAATCAAATTGAAATGTTTTGCCCGTACCAAACTCTAAATACACTCCGCTTGAGTTTTGAATTCTCCACGTAGAGCCAGCCTCGTAGATTGTCTGAGAGCCCGTAAGATAACGAGACCAATCTACTGTGTAGTCGAGCTTTTCATCAGGGTCTTTGTCTGGAAACTTAAATGCCATATTAAGCCGCTATCCTTATTGTTCTGTCAAGTCCCTGCGGAACGTACACAATTCTCGTATTAGAATCAGGAAGCACCGACACTACTCGTACAGTGTCTGAATTTATGAAGGTAACTCGGCGCTGATTTATATTGTCTGTGTTGAAATACTCATTTCGGTACGCGACTGCCTGTGAACTTGTAGAACCAGCGGATGCACCTGAAGAGCGGGTTATCAGAACAGAACTGCCTGATAGTGTTACTTCTCCTATTATACCACTAGACGTCACATTTGCAACTTCTACGGCACTTGCAGTCGTTGTTACAGAACCCGCTGTTGTGCCTGCGCCATTTGCAATTTCAACACTAGATGCTGTAGTCGTTGCCGCTATACTAACAGATGCAGTAACATTAATAAGTTCTACTGCGCTACCCACAACAGTAGCCGCACCAGCAGTTGTTACATTTAAGTTAGCAACCCCGATAGCACCAGATGTATTCGTAGATACACCTGAGACACTCGTTGTACCATTCGCTACTGCTACAGATGTCGATGTGTTTGTCGATGTCGCACTAGCACTCGCAAGCGTATTGATAATACGTACAGTGCCAGCAGTCGTGGTAGCAAAAGCTACGACATCGCCATCAACATTCGAGATGTCTATACTTGTTGCCGTGGTAGTTGCCGCTACTGAAACACTAGATGCCGCAGTAGATATATCAACACCCGTTGCAGTCGTAGTTGCTTGCCCAGCAGTAGACCCTGCACCTAAAGTCAGTATCGTAGATTCTGATCCGAAGGGGGCTTCTGAATAGGCGACTGCACTAAAGCTCATCGTTCTGCTTCTCTTGCTTCGATTTCATATGGGTTATTCCAGTACCCATACCTCAATGTAAAATATAGATACTTTACAGCAAATTTCAGGCGTCCTTCTTGTTCAATCTGCTCTAAATGTTTCTTTTCGTGACGTATTAGTTTCTCATCGTCCATGTGTTCGGGATCAAGATAGATGACATTCCAGAACGATGTCCATCCCTCAAATCCAAAAAGCTTCATATACCATTTAATCGGGCCAAACCACGGACGTATCTTCATACCGGAACCTGTGTGAAAAACTTAAAATGTTCGCTTTGGTAAACGTCATCGTTAAACATGCTGTCAGGTAAAATGTCAAAAGCAATAGTAATTCGTTTATTCTCACCCGCCACCGCTGAAGTTTTATGTGCAGAGTCTCCTTGATTCGCAAAAAACAATAGGTTGTTTTCTGAGAAAACTTTTTCTTCCGTGCCATCGTCGAACAAGAAATGCGTGTAGTTTTCTGTCGGGCTATCTACAATAAAGATACCGTGGTATGCCCCTTGACCTTCACTACCGTGTTTGTGGAGTCCTAAATATGGATGTTCTTGCGAAAAAACATTTAACCACCCATGTAAGTGGTACACTCCTGTCGGCTCAATTTTACGAAACTTTTGACATATTTGTTGCTCTAGACCCTGCATTGATTCGTAAGCAAATAAATTGTACAGGTCAAAAAACTGCGTCAATAACGGAGTATCCCCTCCAAAACCCGGCTCAAACTTTTCTCTAAGCTCCGTTTCTACTGCGAGACTTGCTTCAACAAGTTCGGGTAGGTTTTCGTTAAGTGTAAATTTTTTAATCTTGTCTATCATTAGGTGAACACAATTGTAAAAGCGTTGCCAGACTGTGCTGGTGAACCGGCGCCGTTTACTGCTTCATAAGCATAATAACCGGGCGTTGCACCTTGAGTACCTAAAGTCCAGAATCCTCCGTATCCACTGTTAGTTCCGCCTACAGAAGAAGCTAGTGTAAAAGGAAGATTCGCACGGTTAGCAGTATACGTTCTGAACCCATTATCTGAACTGATTGTAACAGTTGTCCAGCCAGAGTTTGAAGTCCCATCTGTGTATAAGTATACTCCTTGGAATCCGGGATTAGAGTATCCAATTACACCAACTATATTTTCACTAGTTCCGGGGATTGCAGTTGGGCTTAATGTGCCTCCTGTTCTTGTGGTGCTATTATAAGTAAACCCATTTCCGTACCCAACGATAGGGAAATAAGTTTGAAATATAGCAGTTGTTCCCAACAGATCAGTTGGCCCCTGTAATCCGTAAAAGTCTGAAAGGCTTATTGTTCCACTTGCGGGTGCGCCGGGCCGACCAGTTACATCAAGATACGCAGAAAGAGTACCCATATTAGCCCCGTAACGGGCCTCTGAAAAATAAAATGTATTGTTACTAGAAGTAATTACTGTTTCTGGGCCTTGTAACCAATATTTATTAGCCGAAGCAAAATAACTGGAAGTCTCAGTGTACAGATACCAACCAGTAGAAGATCCAGCCGCATCCGTAGTCAACCCTGTACTACCGGAGGGGGTTCCCCCTTGATCTCTGTGCCATCGACCATTAGCAGTGGTAGAGGTGGAAACATCAGTAAAATTCGTTACGTTAACGTAATCAAGTTGATTATTGGCCTGACTTGTTTTCCAAGGCGTAGCGTTTGCAGAAAAAGTGTATAGGGATGTGCCAAATCCAATATTGTCTAACTGCAAATCTGACGTAAAACCAGCCATCCCTGTGTGTAAGAAAACTGGGCGAACGGTGTGACCCTCATAATCAGAGACATCTATACTTCTATTTACCCAAGAAGCGTTATTACCAGAAGCAGTAAATAAGGCGGAAGACAGACCTAGAGGTTGTGCGCTATCGCCGCCAGCACCGTAATACTCACTGATAGAGATTGGGTTTGAGCCACCAAACTCTGTTTGAACGTCATTGAGTGATATCGCACCGGATGTTTGTAACGCCATTAATCAAGTCCCTTCAGTGCAGTGATTTCGTTCTTGAGTGCGTCTATTTGTTCCTGTTGCTCTTTGATTGCTTCAATCAGCAATCCCACCATGTTTCCGTATGCGACAGACTTGGTTTGCATTTCATCTTCAAGAGTAATTACTGCTTCTGGTAAAACCTCTTCTACCTCTTGAGCGATCAGCCCGGTTTGCCTTCCAAGCTCTTCCTCGTCGATACGATCAAAGGTTACACCACGCAATTGCTTCACTTTGCCAAGCGCATCGCCGATGACTTCTATGTTTTCCTTCAGCCGAATGTCTGAATATGCCGTGACGTTACCAGTAGCCGTGAAACTCCCATTGTCATCAAACGTGTACCGAATGGTTGTCCCATCCCGAATGTAGAAGTTGCCAATCCCACTGTTCAAGTCCATATACATGTGCGAGCCGTTACAGAAGAACTCACAGTCATCACCAGTACCAAGTCGCAGGATGTCGTTATCGGCAAGGTCAATTGCCGTTCTTACGTTTAAAGTGCCATTAACAAGCATGTCATTAGCAACAGTTACTTCAGTATTAGTTACCTCAAGTCTTTCTACACCACCTGTGACAACTCTAAACTGGTCAGAGACATGGAACTGTATGTAAGTGTCGTTATCACTATTGTTGTTTATAAGTTTATTGACACCAATAAAATCAACCTCGCTTAATTGAACATAGTTATTAGCGGTGTCAATTCTCAAAAAATCAGTAGCTTGATACCCATCCAGAGTATCAGCATCTAAGCCACTGCCAGAGCCATCGTTTCCTGCATGCCAAATCTTGTATCTACTTGCGCCTTTAGACCATCCTCCGACGAATAAATCATTCGTATCGCCATCAAGCCCAAAATATGTTGCGTAATCGCCACCAACATGAAACGCCATAAACGCATCATTTCCAGCACCAGAGCTATAACACTCTAAACTTGCTTGACTTGCAGTTGTTGTTGCCGCATTGGTGTTAGAAAAGAAAGTAACTTTGTTAGCATAATTAGTTACTGAATTACTTGTGTCATTTCTAATAAATGAGCTTGCGTGGAGACTATCAACAGTATCGGCATCTAGGCCATTGCCAGAGCCTTCATCGGCTGTCGTCAGAACGCTGTTGCCCCCAACAGTAATGTTGCCTGTAACAGCTAATGTATTTGTAGACCCTGTAAATTGGATTCCTGTGTTTGAATAAGCGTTTCTTGCACCTATTCTAGCTAATAGAGGATAAGTGCCAGTATAGCTCGTCCCACCTTCTACATAATAGCGAGTGTCGTGAGTGTGAGAATCGTTAGCGACAGTACAAACAATTGATGATGTTCCAGAACCACTTACATCCCCAGAAAGAGTAATTGTTTGGTTTGCTGTGGTATCAGTATCCACCCACGGCACGTTAACAAACATCTGTCCACTAGAAAGCTCAACAGGATAGTTCTTACCATTCTCTGTGTAGCCAATCTTGACGAGACCTAGAGTGCTAGATGTTGCTGTAGAGTAAGTAGTATTGGTATCAGTATCCACCCACGGTACGTTAACATACATCTGTCCACTAGAAAGCACGACAGGGTAGTTCTTACCATTCGCTGTGTAGCCAATTTTAACAAGACCTAGAGTGCTAGATGTTGCTGTAGAGTACGTTGTATTGGTATCAGTGTCTGTACTAGAAATTGTGAAGTTGGGATATGTACCCGTAACAGTCGTTGCACCTGAGCCAGCCAAAGAAACAGTCTGGTCTGGAGCAGTGTTAGCGAAGGTTGTACCTGTGAGACTTAACCCACTTCCTGCTGAATACGTAGTGTTGGTGTCTGTTGGTGTAGCCCACGTGAAGCTACCATCCCCATCAGACCGCAAAAACTGTGAAGTTGTACCGTCTCCAGTTACATTGAGTTCAGACGCACTGACTGCATTAGCCGCAATCTCATCGGAGCCAACAGAATCAGTTGCTAAGGATACAGAGATAGATGTTGTACCAGAGCCGGTGGCATCACCGGAGAGTGTGATTGTCTGGTTTGTTGTTGTGTCAGTCCACGGGACGTTAACGACAAGGTCATTGCTTGAATCCACTTGCAAAGCGTATGTACGACTTGCAGTAGAAGACACAGAGTTAGCGGTGGTTGTCTGAACAGTTGCGTCAACATTCGCACTGACCTCATTGCCCGTAACAGTGATACCACCATCGCCAGTGATGACAGCAGACTTACCAATCTGACTGAAGTTAATCTCTGTCGTACCGAAGGTGATTGTACCAGTTGTAGTACAGGCGTAGACTTCACCTGAACCGTCATCCCCCTCTAAGACGAATACAGAAGTACCTTCACTCAGGCTTTGGTTGTCAACGCCGTAACTGTCGGCATCAGTAGCACGGGTTAATACCCAGTTAGTTGAGGCAGAACCTGTATCGGTTACTGTGTAGATACCATTCTCAAACGCATTGGTTTGATTATAGATGAGAACACGATCACTGGTAGCAAGTGTGACACCATCAATAACTAAGGCCGCTTGTGTGCCATTGTTTGTAAGCGTTGCGCCTACACCTGATGTGCCATTGTCATATGTAGCAGTTAAGTTGCCTGCACTATCTGGGGATTCTACCCGAACAGGATCGTGGTAGTGGATGCCTGCCGCAATCAACTCATCAACGTACAACTTAGTTGTTGCGTGAAGGTCTGCGGTAGGTGCACCACTCAACGTCAAAGCACCCGTCATGGTATCGCCAGACAGGTCTACTTTTGCATCAAGCTGTGTTTGGATATTGGAGGTTACGCCATCAACGTAGTTAAGTTCAGCCGCTGTAGAGGTTACAGCAACACCACCAATAATAAGTTGACCACTAGAATCTAAGTAGACAGCTTTGTCAGCAGGCTGTGTGCTGAAAACATTCTTATTTCCAACACCAAAACTAACTGCACTTCCTGAGTTAGATGAAGCAAGAATTGTGTCACGAGATAATGTATCAGGTGTTGAATCGGTAACTGTACCAATACCAACTTCCCATGAAGCACCAGCGGAATCAATGATTGCGTAGTATGTGGTGTTAGTATCACCTACGCCTGCGACAAACGTCTGAAATCCAGTGACTGCACCTGCTAGGTTAATAGTACCCGTGCCGGTGCTAGTCGTGGTCTCTTTGACACGATCAGCAACAACTAACGCCATGAGTATTAGTCCTCAGTGATGGTGATTGAAGTAGATGCCTCAAAGCGAATGGAGTCGCCAGCTTCAATAGTCTTAGAAGAAGTAAGATCACCCCAGTACAGTAGCTCACCACCTGTGGCCGCCGTGTACACACCAAAACCTGACACTATCATCTGAGATCCAGAAGTATTATCGTACTCAATATCTGAAGTTGGACCTTGAATTTGGTTGTTACTTGTGACAGAACCAAAAACAATCTCAGGGCGATTACCCCCTGTCACCGCTCCGTTGCCGTCAGTTGCGGAATAATTACCAGTAGGAATCTCACTAGTTCCAACATTAGCATCTGTTAAACTGCTAGCATTGTACAAAATACCCAAAAATACCTGCGAAGGTTGGGCAACTGATTCATTCTTTAGCCAGTAACCTAATACTTTAGACTGTAAGTAGTTTGACTTACTCATTTATTTCTCCGTTATATAATAAGGTGTTTAAACCCATTCTCCTGTAGCCATTGCCTGACAGAGTCTCTCTGCGCGACGACCTACCTGCTTTGCCCAACGGGAATCCATCGCTTGATTAGCGGCCTCTTCCCAATCTTCTTCTTCGATTGCGGCCCACATGTTCTGAAACTTGAGGAGTGTCGGAATACCTAGATTGAAGCCCATGTCAACAAGGACGCGCTGACGAACAGCATCAAGTCCAGCAACCACGGGTTTTTTCTCAAGAAGTTCATCTTCTACGATCTTGATGTCATTCTTCAGAAGATAACGTGCTTCGTCTTCCGTGATACCACGATCTTCGATGTTGCGACCAACTCCTATGGTCAGCTTTTCGGCTGTACACTGGTAAGGCTTGAGCTCAAGACCTTCGTGGTCAATGAGTTGATCTTCCAGTGCTGTCATGTCGTATTTCATTAACATTTCCATCTACGTCTTGCGGCTAGACCGCGTTCGCCCTTCCAACCTTTGGAACGAGCACAGAAGCTTTTCTTACGTGCGGCGCGTTTACCTGTTGGGTTATCCTCAGTGACCGGAGCTTTGAGTTTTGACCCTGTAGCTCTGTTGTACTTCGCACGTCCCTTCGCAGTTAAACCACCACCTTCTTTAACAGACTGCTTTTCACCACGACCTACAGATAAGCTCGGGTTTTTCTTAGACTTACCGCCTCGGGCCATTGCCCAACGGTCTGTGTACCCTTTATCTTCCACGAGATTTTACCTTCGCTTTTTTTGTGTTAGCAACGACAGTCTTACCCTTGGCTCCTGCCGCTTTCTTCTTACGCGCTGTCTTAGCCCGTTCAGCTTGGGATAGCGACTGAGCTTTTTTCTTAGGTAAACAACGGTCAGGGTTCTTCTTGTTCTTTGAAGTACCACACGCGCCTTTGATCTTACCGTCAGTACCGATGCGTACCCACTCTTGATCTCGCCATTTCTTGAGTTCACCCATCAGCTTTTACCTTTGGATTTTTTGGCGTAGTTAGGGTCTTTGCAGTACTTTGATGCGGCCATGTTTGCGTAGGCTGAAGGATACGTGTCAAAGGTACGTTTAGCCCAAGCCTTTCCTTTTGCACAGATCTTTCCACCAGACGCCATACGAGCTTGTTGCCATCGTTCTGTGTAACCACCCACGTCCTTTTTATCACCGGGCACGTTATCCTCCTACGGGAACGAAGAATTCTTCGACTGTACAAAAACAATCGATGTGAGGAGAAGCACCTCCTCCAGTTGCCGATGGCGTAAACGTAATTTGGTCGCCTTCTTCTAGCACGATAAAAGAACCATCAAATTTAATAAAGTCACCTACACTAAGGTTCTTACCTGCAATGATGTTGTGAGTCACTGCTTGAGAAGCTCGATACCACTTAATTGCTATGTCCGATGCGGCTGTACCAGTGTTTGTTATGTACAATAAACTCATATGAGATTTTGCATTAGCTGGGCAAGTGTAGAGAGTCTCGGCAACGCCATCGACCTCGGCGTCTGCGATCTCACTCTTTGTACGGCTAAACTTAGAGATGGTCATATGGGTGTACCCCGGTGGGGCCTTGGTCGGAGTCTATACTATGAAATTCTTTATGTCAACACCCCGTGAGATGCTGACGTAAAGAAGGGGCCCGAAGGCCCCGTCTTACTTAGGCAAATGCTTCGCCTGTGCGAGATGATGCGCTCAAAGGAGCCATCACTGCAACAACACGAATTTTACCGTCGAACGCCGCTGTAGTAGCCTTCAAGATTACTGTGTTCGCCGCATCGTATGACTTACCAGCCGCAAATGCGCTAGCTCCGTCAGCCGCGTCGCCGTCAGCACTGTCAATAAAAGCAACAGCAGAAGCAGAGTCCCCGAGGTCGATTTCACCAGCACCAGTAGATGCAGTGATGATTTCGTAGCCTACGGATGTTACTACTGTGTTCGCTGGGATCTGGAAAACATCGATGTTTTCGTCGATACCCAAGTTAGTTGTAGAAAAGTCAAGAACTGCTTCTTGAACAAAAAGTTGCGGTCCCGCTGAAATATTTACAGCGTTACCTGTTACAGCATAAGTTGCCATTATCTTATGTCTCCTTTAATTATGCAGTTGCGTCAGTTAGTACGACACCCTGAACGAGAGCTTCTGGACGTAAGACCTTGCGGCCAAATACGTGAAGACCACGAACGATGTCACTGAAAGTTTCAGTTGAACGGACAACTTCTGTCTTAGCGATGTGCGATGCAGTCGCTGTAGAAGACATGTGACCGGCAAGAACTACGTAGTCATTTGCAGTGTCCTGACCAGCAACGGTAACAACGTCTGTTCCTGTACCGTTAAGTGCAGTTGTCTTGTAGCAGTTCATGCCCGCAATGTTACCCTGCATAACGAGACCGTTACGTAGTGGTGAAGTTGCGTCGCCAGTTACCTGTACTTCTGCAAACTTAGAACCAGCTTGGAACATATTCTCCCAAAATGCTGGAGGTGCTACGAAGAAACGGTTTTCTTCTGGGATTGAGTTATCGTCCAAAGCACGAGCCATCGCGAGCATCAAGTTGACAGCGTTGTCTTGTGTTAGGTTAATCTCGATAGGAGCGGCCGCAGTACCGAAAGTAGTACCTGTGTTACCCGCACCGTCAACCATTGATTGGAGGACGTTAGCATCGTACTTACGCTTCAAGGAGAAGGCACCTGAAGAAGTAGCCAACGCTTCAAAGTTAACGTGTGACTGACGCTCTTCGATGTCGTCGATCTTGAATGCAAAAGCATTTGCTTGGTCAACAACCATTGTGATCTGGTCGTCAGCGAGGTCTTGTGGGTTTACCACAGCACCACGTGAGTATGAAGATACAGTGATTGTAGGTTCTTTGATGATGCGGACAGTGTCACCGTAGTTTTCGATTTCACCTGCATAATCAGTGTTTGTGATATCCTCTACGACAGAGGCACGACGGAAAAACTTCAGGACTTTCTGAGAAAAGATCTCAGGAGTAAAGTTACCTGAAGGCAGGTTGTTATAACCTGATGCGCTATTAAAAGCCATGTTATTACCCTTCCTTATTATGAGATAGTTAGGTTGTTAAAGTTTATGCTCTATAGTCAATTCGACCTTCAGCACGTGCGGCATCGATTTCTTTTTCAATCTTTTCAAATTCCCACGGCTTTAGCCTACCAATTTCAGAAGCTTTCCAAACTTTCTTGTCCGGACTGGCTTCTCCAACCACGTCTTTCGCAGTAGAGCGTAAAACTGCGGCGGCTGGGTCTGCATCGCTATTACGACGTTTTCTCTTACCGATACCCATGTCTGCCTTGTAGAGATCTACAACACGAATGCCCCATTTGGCGTCTGTGTTATTC